ATCAACGACTTGTCCGCCAGGAAAGTTAATCTGGGCCATTCATTCTCCTGTTTGTTTTTGTAAGCTAAAAGGGAGTAGCTTTTTATTTCTACTCCCAGTGTATCACAAACCTAGATCAAAAGCAATACCATTTTTCTAGATTATTCGCCTTGTACCTCTATACTCTTAGACTGATCCAAGAATGTAACGTCATTCGCAAGAATTTCGTACTTACTACGACGTTGGCCAGTTTCTTTATCGTCCCATGTGCGGTTGTCAATGCGCCCTTCGACGAGTGCCCGACTGCCCTTTGTGAGGCGTTCAGATACTTGCTCGGCTAGCTTGCCGTATGCAACCACGTCGAGATAGGTTGTCACCTCTACGGTCTGACCCTCTTTGTCTGGGTATGAACGGTTTAGCGCTAGTGAAAAGCGTACAGCACCTTGGCCACTTGGTAACGTCTTAAAGTCTGGGTCTGCTGTTAAATTTCCTAATAGTACTGCCTGATTGATTGATTTTGCCATTTCCTTACTCCTTGTCTTTCGATACAGTTATATTCATTTTCGGATAGGCCTTTTGCATAATCTTGATGAAATGCAGTAGTAGCACTTCGATCGCCGGTAATGTGTAGGGCTCTGGGTTCTTGCCGGTTATCTCTACGTGATAGGTTACTATTTTATCCATCTTGCCCCACCTTATAGTTGACAAATTCCCTTAAGCTGTCGCTACCCGTATTCCATAAAAACTCCTTTGCTTCTTTCTCTAAGTTACTCAGTGAGTAGGTACGTATGCGGCTAGTGGCCTCTAAGGTGCTTTTGATGACTTTGTAGTAAGCCGTTTGTTTACGTGGTTCACTCTGTCGGGCAATCATGCCTTGCTCAATCATCTGTTTTATGAGATAATATCCGTTTGCATAATCGTTGTTATCTGATACATCATAGCCAGCGGACAGAATAACGTCGGTGTTCTTAATGGGCTTACCGGGTGGCGTCTTGTCAATGAACTCTATAACCCTCTGCATACGTAGCTTACGCTTTGCGGCTTCGTCTAGTACGGGGTTGTCAAGCTTTTGGCGGGTCTCCCTACCTATCTTAATTCGTGCGTCCATCTTTTTCCTCTAGAATCTGGTGGGCCTTAGCAATTCTATTCGCGATTACTTTCTTCTTATTGACATAGCCCCTATTATTGGTTGGCTGTAAGATCAACATAATCATTACAAGGGCTACTAAAGGTATCCACCACATTAGAAGCCGCCCTGCAACTGTGTGCCGTCAATGGTCTGCTGTGGGTTGTAGTTGTATTTAGCGTTTGTAGGGTGATCTGATACCTTCATGGTCTGATGTGTTGAAGCCGTTGCGGTTGGTGTCAACGTTGCGTCAGAGATAACCGAGACAATGTAGACTGTTACGACCGTGCCAGCGATGGCGACCAGTCCCCAGATTATAATTAATGTTTTCATGACTATTCACCTCGTAAGTCGGCTAATGCTAATATTACTTTACCACCATCGAAGACAATTTCGTGTACATCGTAGTCGATATGGTCAATGCGTCGGGCGACTTCTTCGCGGGCCTGTTGCGCTACTTCATTATTCGCTAGAATGTCATAGACTGTTTCCAATAGATCACGGTTGCTCATTTTCGTGTCACCTTTACTTTGAAGCTAATCCCGATGTGGTTGATTTGTACGTGAGTCATTGCTTTGTCTCCTAGATTGCGTATACATACGCGGTTATGATTACTAATGCTACCATTATTACAGTATAGAGTGCTTTTTTCATAGTGTTTTCTTTCTTTTATGGGTGTGGCGGCCTCGCAAACCGCCCCACCCTGTCAGTTATTCTCCTAGAATGTCGTCAACCATGCTATCTACATAGTCCCAGGCCGTACCGAAGTGAGTAATGGCTAAGAAATACGTATCTAGCGCGTCGCTATAAGTAATATACTGCTTGTGGTCTGCTAGATATTCAGCGTCAACACTATTAACGGCGTACCACTGGTAGACTTCAACACCCTCTCCATAGCTATCGCACTGGTCTGATATGTCAGTATATTGGCTGTGCTCTTGGCAGTAATAGTCCATACCTTCAGGTGCTTGCTTGCGAACCTCGTCGCTAGCGTTAGATATGTCTATAACGTCGCAATTATCTTCCGGGCGGCTATCTTCCCAGTTCTCCCAGATCGAATCATCAACCTCGGGGATTTTGTTCATTAATACCATATCTATTTTACTAATGATGGTGTTGAAACGATCGCGGCGCTCTTGTGCTTCTTTAGTGTAAAGGTCTTGCATTGTCTTTCTCCTTATTGCTTCGTTATTGGGTGGCTTCGTCTAGTTGTACGCTTCAACCCTGCTATCTGCTTTGGTGTTGTGCGTCGTTCGACTGTCTTTATCATAAACCAGTAACTTGATAGAGTCAATACTTTTTATAGACTTTTTTTGCGATTTTATTGGGATAATAGGCCGTAACAGAGGTCGAGCTATTGACATATTGCTAGCTGATATGGTATAATAGTAACAATAGATAGACCAACAATAGACAGGTAATGATTAAATGGCAGTAAAAGCGAACAATAACCGCGCAGATCGTGGCAAGAATAAGAAAGCCGGTAATGCGCCAAAACTGACGGCCGAACAAGAAAAGACACGACTAGCTAAGCAGTTAGGTCTAAAGCCAAAGACAAAACAACTAGTAGACAACTTACTAGAGAACCCTAAGTTAAGTCAAACACAAGCGTATATAGATATACATGGCACAACCAATCGCGATAGCGCACGTGCGACAGCCTCAGCACTATTAGCGAAGCCAAATGTACAAATCTATAAAGAGAGTGCCGTAAAGAAGGCGAAGACGCGAATAGTTACATTGATAGAGTCGCAGAACGAAAGTATTGCACTAAAAGCGTCACAAGATGTACTAGATCGTACCGAGGGCAAAGCCATTCAACGCAATGAAACAACCGCTAGAACTGTAGAGGTTAAGCTTGATTTAACTGGTGTTCGTATCGGTGCGCACTACATACCCTCTAGCGTCCCGCCCAAGGCGTTGCCGGACACTGAGTAGCATATACACTCATCTCACAGGCCTAATAACCTTATGTCGTCAAATGTATATTGTGCGACGTTAAAACACTATACGCTATCAGAGGTCATGACCATGTATACATATATATGTCAAGAGCTGAGCCGCCGGAGGGTGACGGTCATACATACCTACACTTGCTCTTTAATGCCCCCGGTACCCCGCTAGTTGATTAGGTACCATCCCACCTCAGTGAGAAAAAGCGCCCCCCTCTGTGTAAACACATCCAATATAAAAAAAGGAACTCTTTAGCGCAAGCGCATGGTACTAAATATAGTACCTTTATATCATAGGGGGTATAAAAATTTCAAATCAAAATATATAAGGCCGGTATATTTAATACTTCCCTCCCCTAAATATATCATGGCATAAATAAAATACAAATTAAAAGCGCATAGCGCCGGTTGCTACGCAACATAAAAAGAGACACCCGCCAGTAAGGTGCCCCTTCGTCCTCTAGAATAGACAAATAAACTAGAGGGCTATTTTTATATTAACATTATTAGCAGATCAGTGTAAATCCCTGACGAGGTGTTGGCCTGTCTACAACCCTACCATATTGATCGACATAGATGAATTCCGTACGTTGCGTAGAGAATTGCAGTGGGGATAGCCTCTTGTGCATTAATACAGCGTGCCTAGGGTCTGTCTTCTCCAATTCCCGTATCAATACTCGTTTTGCCCGTTCAACACGATTCTGGGCGTTATGAATACGTTCTTGCTTAGTGAGAGGTTTAATGTCCCAGTATTTCATTACTTGCCTCCTTGGTGGATAAAGTCATTCTTACTTTCGTCCCATATATATGGTCTGAGAGTATCGAATAGTATATCTCCAGCGTAAATCTTTTTAGATGTGTGCGCGCTCCACACTCTCTGAGCTAATGCTTGTTCACGGCGGATGGCTTCAGCTTCGATGAGTTGCATAGCAATATCTACATCCTCAATAATGCCGGTTGCGCTGGGGTAGTTCCTAACTGCCATAGCAGTAATCAGGCCACGTATCTGTGTCTCTTGCGCCGTCGGCTCTTGTGGGGTGAGGCTAGTCATTGTCGCTTCTCCTGAATATTACTACTGCACTAGGGAATGGCGCACTGTTCTTCTGTCCACCAAACTTGAGCCTTCCCTTAATGAAACGCACCTCAGCACCGCCTCCTATAACATGATCGTGCCACCAGCGAGTATCAGTACGAGCAGGTACGAGACACACAACAGTTGCGTTGCTCTCCTTGGCTTTCTTCATCCAATCGCCAATCACTCGGCCGTATGGTGGATTCATAAACACAATTTCACCAGTCCAGTCTTGCGCTAAACCGTCGTCTTCTTCGGTGTAGTACATGAGCGTTTTAGCGTTATCGTGTGTAGCACATGGATCGAGCGTGAACCCAAACTCGTCGTTCAGCGTGTCGTAGAAGTCTTGTGGCGTTGACCATAAGTCGGTCGCTGAGGAGAAGTGTACTGCTGTTTTCATCTTACTTACCTTTCTGTTTAGTTAGTTGCGACCGTAACTCAGACTCTATCTTTCGGATACCATCGTAGTCATGTGAGTCGAAAGCAATTTCTATACCCTCGAGCTTGGCCTCCACCTGTTTCTGGGTGATGAGTTGGTCAATCTGCTCTTGTGTGTAAAACCTGCCGCCGCTAGTGCGTTCTTTGAAAGGTAAGACTACTGGCGCGTAGACTTCTTCCTCTTTATCTTCGTATTGGTCAGGCTCTTGTGGGCTATTGGTCTGCTCTAATGAGTCGTTTAATCCCTGGTCTCCGCTCCACATATCATTTATCTCCTGTTGTTTTACTATTTAAAGTAGTTGCGGGCTTTCTCGTGGCCGTTTTTTCCGGCCGATACTATCTGCGTATTCCATCTATCCTGTAGTGTCCCGACAGTAATACCAAGATTACGCAGGTATGATGTCTCCAGATCGTAAAAGGTTGAACCTGTGCCGCCATGAGACGACAGATAAGCTCGCCATGAATCACCGACGGTACCCTTAAGAGACGTAGCATCATTAACTTTGATCCAGTTCATAAGGTTTTGTGGCGATACAGCGCCTAGTACAAATGATGACATATAATAGCGCTCTCAAATTAAGTTCTTTAGCTCAAGGACGTCCGGGCATTGGTACTACTGGAACCTAGGCGGTAGCATCAACGTATCCGAACATCCAAGCTAAAAGACTTAATTGCTCAAAACACGGGCCGGTTTCTATTTAAACAGAGGAGCCGGAAAAGAACTGTGCTTGGGTCAAATATCGGTACCCGAGACTTATCGAAAAGTGTGTGTTTTGAGTTTTTGTTTTCCCGGCGAGGGAAGCCGGTTACTCTAGAAATATTGATTCCGTGGAAGGTTTCTTTATTTCTAACACTAGTGTATCAAACCATTACCGATTTGTCAACACTTTTCTGCGTCTTTTTGGATTTAATTGCCAAGCCTTCTTCGTATGGTGCGATTTGTAGCGCCGATTACACCCTCTATGAGGTGAACAACAGTCCCACCCAAGACTTTGCCAGCGGATTATGCGATATTGGCGAGGGCTGATATCAAAAGAACTTCCCATTAGTAGAGAAGCCCCATCTGTAAGTTCCAGTTAGCAGTAAGTGAGCCGATGAACTCACGTACTTTGGCTAAATGCTGTATGCCCCTTAATACTAACACACGATCCGTTAAATGTCAAGAATTGTTTTATGTCGGTATCTGTGATTAAATGGTACCACGCTTTGCTCTCCCAAGATAGCGAAGCCTTCCACGACAAAAAGAAAGGGGACACGTCGCAGTGTCCCGGCTCTCCCAAGATATGTTGTTATAATATCACATACTCTCAAAAAAGTCAAGGAAACAAACACATAATCTACAGGTGGTTAAGGCTTCCACCCAAATCCAAGCTCGCAGTTAACTCCCAGTTAGTGTTCAATCATAGGTAATGGCGAAAGGTGGCAACGAGTTCCGAACCTCGACCGCCGAGCAGTGGTGCTACTTCAACAGAGGTAGATAAGCCGATTACCCACTAAAGAGAAAGATGAGACGGCAACGACCACCGGCGTAGTAATCGGAAAGAGCCCCTGCTACGAAAAGAGTTTGTAGAGAAAGTACCAGTTACCCGACCCACAAACCTCGCCCCGCTCTCAGTCTTTGTAGCTTTTGTTATCCCTCCCACTCCCTACCACCGGGAAGGGGGGCTCATACCCTAAAACAGAAAGGAAAAACATGAACGCAAACAACATCATCAACGAGGACATGACTCTCGAGGAAAAGCTTGCCGCCATCGACAAGGCTATGCAAGAAGCGCAGGTCCAGCACCAGAAAACTAACCCAGGTGCCGCCCCGCTCGACCCAGCTGATCTGACGCAATGCGAAGGTTGCCAATAAAAGCTTTACATATCACGAAGCTTATGTTATAATGTACTAGTCATGATCTGTCGGGGTCTTCAGATCGTGGCCTTTCTCCTGCGCCGGACTTCCCCTGTGGTCCGGCGTTCCTTATTGACAAAAAATAGTTTCTGTGGTAATATACAACCACAAGCTTCTTTCGGTCCGGCCTTCTGTGCTAGAACAGCAAACGGGCACTCGATAACTAAACCACATCATACACATGAAGACTACTTGGCAAAATCAGAATAGCTCTAACGAATACACCTCCGGGGCGTAGCTTTTTCTGATAGTCAAGAGAATAGTAGCCCGCAAAGGGCTATTTTTATAAACAGGAGCGCAAGGTGCGAAGTTGGTCTCCAAAACCGACCGCTAGTAAGTTCAACTCTTACCTCCTGTGCCATACTCATCATGGTAAAGGGAGCCAGACCAGGCGGGAGTCGCAACTAAACACTTCCCTTGCACCTTACATACTCATGTAGCTCAACAGGTAGAGCACTTCGCTGTTAACGAAGGGGTTGCTGGTTCGAATCCAGCCGTGGGTGCCACATACTTTTGTCGTCTAAATTAGGTAGGACAACGGGTTTTGGTCCCGTCAATCTGGGTTCAAGTCCTAGCGAAAGTGCCATATACATGATATTATTAATAAGCAAAATAAAGTAACCCGCTTGTTTTGTTGATTTGTATGAGATTGCCCCGATGCACCTGCGGGGCTTTTTCATGTCTTCGATTCATATTGACTTTTTGTCAAGTTTGTGCTATACTGATAAGTAATTAACGAGTAAAAAGCGTACTCCGCACTCGAAAACTAAAACAAAAATGGAATATGTATCATGGCGTTAATACTGCCGAATCCTCATCAGAAGCAAAAAGATTTCCTGGCCGATGCACACCGCTACAAAGTTCTCAACTGGGGACGCCGTACTGGTAAATCCGTAGCCGTCTGGGAAAAGGTCGTGCTCGAGGGAATGCTCCGCCAAGGTACATATTACATCATCGCCCCAACTTACAAACAGGCTAAGTCAATCTATTGGCGTGATATCTGTAAGCGCTACAAGGGTGACTTTATGACGTTCAACGAACAAGAACTGTCTATTACCTTTGACCATTTGACGGGAATCACGATTGAAACCCAGGCCGGTCCTATTACGATTAACCATGACCCAGACCTTCCCCCTACTCGTATTGAATTAAAAGGTGCCGATAACCCAGACTCACTCCGTGGTACTGGTATTTCTGGTGCTGTCATGGACGAGTTCGCCTTCATGAACGACGGTAAGTATCTCTATGATACGATTATTCGTCCTGCCCTATCTGACCGTAACGGATGGGCTATCTTTATTTCCACGCCGAATGGTGTCTATAATCACTTCTTCGACCTCTGTCAGACTGCACAAAACGACCCTGAGATGTACTACTACTCTCATGCGACTGCACTTGACAACGACTACTTCCCTCGAGAAGAGTTCGACCAAACCCGCCGTGAGTACGAAAAAGAAGGCAAGCTTGACCAATTCAACCAGGAGTGGATGGCTGAGTTTACCAACCCTACGCAACTTATCTACGGTGAATTTGACCACAAACAACACGTCTTCCATGACATTAATGATATGCCAGTTAACGGAACCTTTGCTCTGGGAATCGACTTCGGTATGACTGACCCAACGGCCGCAGTGCTTGTCAAGCTTGACTATGACGGCAACTGGTGGATTTATGACGAGATTTACCAACAAGACTTACACCTCGATCAACTGGTCTATGTCCTTCGAGACAAGATGGGGTCTGACCACTTCACCCGCATTATCGGTGACGGTGCTGCCCGGTTCGAACTTGAATCACTAAGAGCTCGCCGCTTCCGCATTACTGCCGGTAAGAAAGGTGCTGACTCTATCTTTAACGGTATTAAAGAGGTGCAATCCCTCATTAAAATCCGCGAAGGTACGGGCAAGCCGAAGCTGTTCATCCACGCTAAGTGCAAGAACACCATCCGTGAGTTCGAAAGCTACTCGTGGATTCGAGACCAGTACGGCGAAATCACCAACGTCCCTGAAGATAAAAATAATCACGCAATGGACGCCCTTCGATACTTGGCTATCGACCGAGCAAAGCCAGTGCAACGCGAAAAAAGGAAGCGATACTATGATCCAGATACCGGACGAGCCCTTAACTAAGCTCGAACCATACAAGACTTCTGACACACCGTATGCTGCGTTTCTGCATTACAACGGTATGAAGATTGTCGGGTCTAAACAAGACCCAAACGATTACAAACGAGAAGTTCTAGTGTTTGTCAACACTCCAGAGCTCACCAACTTAGAAGCTGAGTGGCGGCTCGGAAAAGCCACAGGAAACCTGAAAAGCTACCAACGATCTCTCAAGATTGTCAACCGGGTAGTAAATGAAAACCGTAAAAAGCGAGACGACTAAATGGCAACAGTAAGCCTTCAGATGATAGTAAAAGATGAGTTGGAGAATGTCCAAACCATCATTGCCAATGCTTACAAGTTCTTCGACCAGATTAACCTTACCGTATCAGATAAGGCAACGGCCGCTGAGCTCACCCAGTACGTCAAAGACCACTCGAATATCAATGTATTTTATAGGAAGTGGACTGACCGCTTCGATGAGGCCCGCAATGCAAACTTCTCAAAGTCTACTACTGATTACTGCTTTTGGATTGATGCTGACGATTTTTTTGATTTCAGCACTATACCTGAACTTGTGTCGCTAGCAGAGGCAAATAACCTTGACGAAATCTTCTTGCCGTACAACTACGCACAAGACGACCAAGGAAATTGTATAGCTAAACACTCAAGAGAGCGACTTGTCAAGAGAACTCGTGGTGCTTGGAAGGGATGGGTGCACGAAACTTTCATTATCGAGAAGCCTAAAGTGTCACACGTCATGGAAAGCCCAATGGTTATCCATCACACTGATGCCGACCATCCCAAAACCTCAGGCCTCCGCAACTATAAGATTCTTGAAAAGGCATACGCCGCAACAGATGACGAACGCTATCTGATGTACCTCGCCGGATCGAATTTCTCACTAGGCAATTACGAGAAGTGTATTGAACAATTTATGGAGTTCATTCCACGCTCAGGCAATCGTGATGACGTCTACCGGGCACTTAACTTCATTAGTGAATCTGCCTATAAGCTTGAGAACTACCCGCTCGCTTTCGAGTACGCTACAAAAGCAACTGTCCACACCCCAGCTTACCCGATGGGTTATTGGCTCCTCGCACAATACTGTGCCGACCAAGAGCAATGGAAAGAAGCACTCGAATGGGTGAAGGTGTCTGTTGCTAAACCGGACCCAGCGACTCTCACTATCTGGGACCCAACTGGCCGCGAACGAGCTATCCTCGTTGCTGCACAGGCGGAGTTTATGCTGAAGAACTATAATAACGCACTTCAATGGCTCCGACTCATTCCGAAGAACGAATACGCTCAGGATTTGATGGAAGGGTTTATCGAAGAAGCTGACGCCGAGACATTTATTAAGATGTTGCCAAAGGTCCGCAAATTCTTTACCAGTGAATCTGCCCTATGGAATGCTCTTGTACCAGACATGAAGTTTGACAAAAGGCTTCGTGCATTGCGTAATATAGCAACACCAGCGAAGACGTGGGACTCTAAGAGCATCGTTATCTTCTGTGGAGAGGGCTACGAAGAATGGGGTCCGCAAACACTCGGCAAGGGTATGGGTGGCTCAGAAGAAGCTATCGTCTACTTGACGCCAGAGCTTGCAAAGCTAGGATACAATGTCACAGTATTTGGCGAAGTACCTGAACGAATGAATGTCGATGGCGTTATCTGGACTCCGTGGAAGGAGATAGACGTCCGTGACAACTTCAATGTCTTTGTAGCCTGGCGAGCTCCTACTTTCCTTGATACAGTCAAAGCCCGCGTAAAACTCGCGGACGTTCACGATATCATCCCACAAGAGATGATTAGCACCGACCCAGAGGTAATTCACATGGTCAAGTCTAAATTCCATGCCGACTTATACGCCGATAAACACCCAGACGCCAAATTCCAGATTGTTGGAAATGGTATTGCAAAAGAACAATTCAAAGGAGATGTAAAATGACACCAACAACCACACCAACCATCCTACAGATCGCTGTTAGCCCGAACGGTCTAGTTTACGGACTTGGCAACGACAATATGCTTTATTACTGGAACCTACAACTTAATGATTGGACGCAGGTGACAAAATAATGAAGAAGGTTGTAATCACTGGCAAACAAGCCAAAGAACAGCTGCTAGACGGCGCAAAGCTTCTCTACGAGGCTGTATCGACGACGCTCGGTCCAAAAGGCCAGAATGCATTCATTGGTGCCTATGGCGCACCGATTGTTACCCATGACGGCGTGACTGTCGCTAAGTCAATCGAAAATGTCGATGGACTCTCACCTGGCGCTGAAATTGGTATCGAGATGATTAAGTCAAGCTCGAGCAAAACGAATGATAATGTAGGTGATGGAACGACCACTTCGACTATTCTGACCTATCACCTGATGAGTGGTGGTATGCAGATGATTGAGAACGGCAAAAACCCAATGATGCTTCGTCGTGAACTTGACAAAGCTGCGGAAACTGTTCTAGATGCACTCCCACGCTTCGCTGAACCGATTAAAACCAAGAAAGCTGCGGTAGAAATCGCTACTATCTCAAGTGAAAGCAAAGAGATTGGTGAAAAAATCGGCGAAATGTACCACACCTTAGGTAAGGATGGTATGGTTGTCGTCGAACTCGGTACGAAACCTGCGACTGAGTATGAAATTGTCGAAGGCTACGTATTCGATAAAGGACTTCTAAGCCCAATGATGATTCTCGACCAGCGCACCCAGACTACCCGTATCGAACACCCTCACATCCTGCTTTACCACGGGACTGTTGGCCTGAAAGATACTATCGCCCTGACGAACGAACTGTTCAACCTCGGCCACTCGTCACTCGTTATCATCGCTGATGACTTCCGCGAAGACCTTCTTCAGTGGTCACTAAGCCATATTGATGAGTTTACTGTCATCGGCATTAAAGCGCCTGGATTTGGCGAACAACGTATGGAACTACTCCGTGACCTCGCGGCATTCACCGGTACTGAAGTTACTGGTAAAAAATTCCAGAAGAAGATTACTGACATTACCGTAGAAGAACTTGGTACTTGCGAAGAAATCGTATCTACCCCTGAGGAAACGATTATTACTGGCGGTAGGGACGTTACTGAATACATCACCGACCTATCAGCTAAGCTAGACAAAACAAAGACTGAGTTCGACCGCAGTAAGATTGAAAAACGTATTGCACAACTGCGAGCTAAGGTTGGCCAAATCCGTGTTGGTGGCAACACTGAAATGGAAGCTGAAGAGCGTAAATACCTCATTGATGACGCTGTTGCCGCGACAGAGGCCGCACTCAAAGAAGGTGTTGTTCCTGGTGGTGGTATGACCTATATCCGTCTTGCATCTGAACTACTTGGCGATAGCGACGGTGATAAACTCCTTCGTGAAGCGCTCAAGGCACCATTCAAGGTCCTGATGGAAAATGCCGGACTTCGCTATGGTGTTCAGCTTAAACAGCTTGAAGGCTTTGAGTTTGGTATGGGCTATGATATCATGGGCGACCCTGAAACACCAGTCAACCTAAAGGAACACGGTATCATCGACCCTGCACTCGTTATTAAACAGGCTGTCTTGAACGCTACCTCTGTTGCTGGTTCAGCACTAACGGCTGGCGTACTTATCGCCCGAAAGGAAGAAGACAGTGATAAAAAAGAAGACTAACAGTGTTGGTTACTTTAGTGCATACTATCGCGGCCTTGAGACCCTACTTGATATGTGGCCTACGATCCGTGAACATGTCCCGGACGCGACGCTAGACGTCTACTACGGCTGGGAAAGCTGGGTTGCTATCCAAGGCGAAGATGACTTTTACTTCCGTATGGAGGAGAAGTTTGAACAGCTTAAAGATCAGGGCGTTACCGTCCATGGCCGGGTCTCACACGAAGAACTAGCCAAGGCAATGCAAGAAACACAGGTATGGGCGTATCCAACTGAGTTCGAAGAAATCCACTGTATCACCGCACTTAAGGCCCAGGAAGCAGGCTGTTATCCAGTCGTCACCTCTGTTGCTGCACTCGCAGAGACGGTTCAGAGCGGACGCAAGATAGACTCACAGAACATTTCAAAAGATAAAGATGCTCAAGCTGAGTTCATTGCCGCAGTCGTGGCTGGCCTCAGGGAAAAGCGAACAGGTACACCAGTCCCGAATACATCGTGGGCTGATGTCGCAAAACAATGGTCAAACGTAATCAAGGAGAAGATCAATGAACGGACGAGTAGCACGACAGCTTCGTAAAGAGCAACCAGAAAAAGAGAAACAATTCACCCGGCCATTCTTGGCTATGTTGCCAGAGGGTGAATTTGGCCCAGATGGAAAACGCCAACTAGTACCAGTACATATTCCACGCCCTATTCGCCGGAAGATGCTACAGAAAATGCGTACAGATATGAAGAAAGGACGCCTTAATGCAAGGGGACCAGAACAAGAACGATAAGAATTTTACACCAGACAACTACGAGGAATTTTATGAGAACCACTTCTTTCGTCCGATTGATGCAGACCTTGCAACAAGCGTGGACACAGTTTATCCAAGATTTAAATGGGCTATCGACCATATACAGGCGATTGGACCAAAGAATCTCCTTGACATTGGCTGTCTTGATGGTTCATTTGCACTTACGGTTGCTCGGAAGCTCCAAACTACCGTCATGGGAATCGACCTATCGGTGGATGGAATCAGACTTGCAAAGGAGAGGACAGGTGATCTGCCCGCAAAATTCGAGCAAGGATCAGCTGAAGTAATACTCACCCAGCTCGCTCGTCAGAAAAAGAAGTTCGATGTTATCACCCTATTTGAAGTAATCGAACACGTCGAGGATGTGCCTAAGCTACTCAAGCTTATTGACAAAGTTCTGGCTCCAGGCGGCTCAGTACTCCTCTCTACCCCTGAATTCGAGGGTCCTATCTATGGGCTTGATGATGAGCAGAATACCTGTCACATCCGTCTCTATACGATGCAACCAGAGGACTATGAAAAAGAAAACAAATTTGGACACATTCGTAAGGCTACGTCAATGCCTAAAGAGATTGGCGAAACCCGCATCCAGGAGATGACCCAGGTTGGCGAACAAATCTGCGTCTATTATAAGTAATGAAGGCAATTCCTATACCTAAAAAGAAGCGACCAGCTGCACCAAAAGCTACGATTGCTATTGACTTTGACGGGGTACTCGCTGACCCAGTGACGAAGAAGCCACTCCCTGATGCACTCGATACGATGGACTTTCTAGCTAATAAAGGTTTTCGACTCATCATCTTTAGCGCCCGAGCAACTAGCGACGTAGGCCGCCAGACGATTATTGAATGGTGTCAACGCCATATGGTCCGTGTCTCTGAAGTCACTGGTAAGAAGCCAATGGCTGACCTTTACATAGATGACAAGGCTATCCATCACACAAGTTGGATGACGACAACAGACGAGATTGCCGCACGTCTTGGTATGAACCTTACATAGTATACTTGCATAAATTGCAATTTTAGGATATAATGTGTGTAAATGCAGACCAATTAGGTCATCTTTACAACACCCAAACAAAAAGGAAAATAAATGGCTAAAAATAAAAAGGGAGAGAAGAAATATACTTCTGCTTCTACATGGCAACAGCGCTTTGAGAACCGAAAAATCAAGCAACGCCAGATGTTCGAGGACGCCGCTAAGTACTACGATATCATGTATGCGTCGTTCGACCGCCAGAAAATCTCTCCATGGAAATCGAAAGTCTATGTCCCTGTTCTCGCGAGCAAGGCGTGGGACCTTATTTCACACATGTCCAACGTCGTGCCTGACTTCCAGGTGACGATCAATAACGAGATTGAAATTGATGAGAGTGGTAACTTCACCATCCCTCAGGCCGTTCGCGACCGTGCTTCACGTATCGAAGCTAAGCTTGCTTATGACTACCAGTGTGCTCACGAAGAGCCAATGAAGCTTAAGGTATTCGATCCACTCGTTGACGCTGTTGTTGCTGGTACTGGCTACGCTTACGTTCCATGGGAGTTCCAAGAGAAGAAATCCTTTGCCCGCAAGTTTGATGAGCAAGGTAACATGGATAACGAGAATTACGTCGAGAAGACGCAACAAACCGGCCATAACGGATTCGAGCCAGTCAACTACTTTAATGTGTTCGTTGCTGATGCTCCTAGCTTCTTTAAGGCTCCTTACGTTATTGTCCGTGGTTATAAGCCCCTAGTTGACATGGAAGCCTCTGGCCTTTACGAGAACCTCGACTCTGTAGACACCGGCCCTCGCGAACCAGTCGATGAGTTCAGTCTTTACAACCAGTCACGTGACCGTGTTATCAACGAGCTCAGTATGGTTGCAATGGATGATACCGTAGATATGGTCACGTATTACGAGTGTTACGAACGCACCGCTGATGGCATTGTGTTGACTACTTATGCAGAAGGTCTAGCTGTTGATGGCACCTCTGAGAACGACTCTGAAAGCAAACCATGGGTCGAAATCCGCAAACCAAGCGTCCCATACTGGCACGACTTCTTCCCACTCGTTCCATTCTACTGCCGCCGCAAAAGCTTCTCGCCATTTGGTGAATCACTCTTCGAAAATAACCGTACTCTCCAGAGTGCCACAAACGACCTGTTTAATCACTACCTCGATAACTGGAACCTCTCTATTGAGTCTATGTTGATGTACGAAGATGGTACCCTCACCAATGACTTCATCATCGAACCAGGTGGAGAAGTTACCTATACCGGTGAGGCTCCTAAGCAGTTTAAGTTCCCTGAACCAAACCCACAACAGCTATCGGTTGTCATGAACGTCCTTGAGAAGGGTATCGACTCAGCTACCTTTAGTCCTTATGCGACAGGTAATCCGAATGATAGCAACGACAAGACACAGGGTACCGCCTATGGTGTCCGCACTATCACTGAAGCCGCTACCACAAAGATTGGTTTCTTCCGTGATAACTTCAAGCAGTCTATGAAGGTTGTCGGCCGCATCTGGCTATCAAACCTCCAACAGTTCTCAGATGATCCACAAGAAATTCGCCGTAGTGTCAATGGTAAGCAAACGCCTGATGTTGTAGTTCCAAGCGACTACCAAGGTGAACTTGAACTGGATATTGATGATGACTCGATGGTGCCACTGTCTAAGCAGGACAAGATGGACGCTAACGACCGTTTCATCCAAGACATGCTCCTTATCCAGAAAGCCGCTATCGAACAAGCTGGTGTCTTCAAAACACCGCAGGACGTACCACGCTTTAACTTTACTGCAATGGTAGAAGATACTGCTCAGCTGTTCAGCCGACGCGATGTCGAACGCTACCTCCTTGATAGTGGTGTTCAGATCCCACAAGACAATCAACAACGTGATCCAAAGGAACTCCTGAACTTCAGCTATAAAGATGCTCCATCAGATGTCCAAGCCCAGATTGAACAGATGTTTGGCCTCCAACCAAGCCCGACTCACCAACTTGGCGCAATCACTGAAGCGATGCAACACGGCAACGCACATGGTAAATATTTAACAGGAAATACCCCAGGAAGCACCCCTAATGGAAACGGACAGCAAACAACTCAAGCTCCAGAAGCAACTCAGCCAAGCGCTTAAAGCCGCACACTTTTTCGACACAGAACACGGCCGACTCCTAGAAGAACTACTCGCCGTTAATGTCAACCAGTCGCTCCGTAAGATTACTAGTGACAAGTATGTTAAAGACCACTTAGGATACGTCGCTGAAAACGCCTGGCTACGGGCTAATCAGCGGCTCCTTAAGTCGATTCAGATTCTTGCTGATGAGAACTACAAAGGTAAGCTCGAGGAGGCTCTCGAGGAGTACGATAATGGATTCTAACAATAATGTTGACAATTCGTCACAACTAGGTTATAATGACATTACTAATGATGGACATGAAATTGTTGTAGATACGGTTAATATACCGCCTATCAATGATGTTACTTGCGAACATACGGAGCTGATACCAGACTTCGAAGACACAATCGGTGACGCCGTGTACTACGGCTGTAAGAACCAGAAGTGTGGCCTCGGTTGGTACGTCCGCCCGCAATAAAAAACTTACGTAAGGCTTTTATAGCTTACATGGAGACAATATGGACGATGAGTCACTAGGTAGTGTCCTAGATATAATTGACACTGAAGAGAGTGCGCTGCACCAAAAAACAGCACCCGTTAAAGAAGTTGCAAAACCAGAGCCAAAGGAAGCTAAAACTCCCGAGGTAAAGGAAACAAAATCTGAAACACAAGAGGAAGCTGATCCAGCCGAAGAAGATGAGGACGTCGAAGATACTCAGGATTTTAACCGTAAATCTGACGACGAATCGGACACCGAGGTAGAGGACAGTTCCGACGAACTTTCACAAGAAGAATCAACAGAAGAAGATGCTTCAACTGAAGAGACGACCGACGAGGATAAAAACGCCCCTCGATTCATACCAGAGCCTAAGCTAAACTTACGCCAACCAGAGTATGACGACCAAGGCTATATCACGAACATGACGCCGCAGGAATACCAGCAATACGTCATCCAGTCTGCCGTTCATCAGATGCAGTACCAGCAATGGGTTGAGACGAATGAATCACGTGCGCTTGATGCTGCCGAAAAGATTCTCCCAGAAATGAAGACCAATGCGGCCGTTCGTACTATGGTTGAGAGCATTCGATTAGCAGGCCTCCAAACAGGCAAAGACACTAACTCATACGAAGCTGCCAAAATGGTTAAAGAAGCATTAGGACTGTCTACGAAGCAAGTTGCCGATAAGGTAGCCAAGGCAAAAGCCGACGGTATCCAAAGTGCCAAGACTTCAATCAAAGTCCAAAAGAATGCTGCTGTTGAAACTAAGGGTTCGACAAAGAAGAAGTCCGACTCTACGAAGGATGTTCACCTGACCAAACGCCTGAAGGCCGGTGACGATGAAGCCTTTGCAGAATTGTTCGCACAATGGGACAAAGACGGCAAACTTAGTTAACATAACAAACAAAGGAATATAATACAATGGCCGTAGGTGGTTACGTATATACTTATCCTGACGTCGCTCGCCGTGAATCACTGCTTGACGTCATGAACATGCTTGAACCAACTGACACTCAGCTACTTAGTGGTCTGATGCAGGGTCCAGCAAACAACACCCTTCACGAGTGGACAATCGACACACTTGAGACTGTAGGCGACAACGCTCAGCCTGAAGCCGGTGTAGCTCCTCTCGATCAGTCAAATGATCCAACTCGTCCACAAAACATCACGCAAATCTTCGCGAAGACTGCAACCGTATCAGGTTCAGAAAACGCTGATAACCTAAAGCGTGTTGGTGGCAAACGCCTGAGCCGCGAACTTGTTAAAAAGATGAAAGCTCTGAAAAACGACATTGAGTTCGCTCTTGTCCGTGGTACGATCGCATCTGGTGCTGCTTCAAACGCTGCTGCCAACGCTCGTCGCCTCCGTGGTGTCAAATCTTGGATCACAAGTGTCACTTCGAACTATGCTGCTGCTACCCTTACTGAAAGCGTCCTGAACGACAGCTTCCAGGCTGTATGGGCTAACGGTGCAGAAATCGACTCTGTTTACACAGCTATGACTGGTAAGCGCCGCATCAGTGGCTTTACTGGCCCAACTGGTATGCAACGTACTGTTGATCTTGAAGATCGCCGCCTGACTAACGCTATTGACGTTTACTCAAGCGACACCGCTAAACTGGTTAAACTGTTCCCACACCGCCACATCACCATCACTGGTGACTACAGCACACAGACTGTTGGTTCGACCGCATTCGACGTCCTGGCTCTTGACGAAGACTTCTGGGGTACTGCATGGTACCGCCGTCCGTTCACACAAGACCTGGCTATCACGGGTGACTTCCAATCTAAGGAAATCCTCGCTGAGCTTACGCTCGAAAGCCGCAACCAAGCTGCTAACGCTTTCCTTAAGCAAGTAGACTAGTTTTGCTAGGGAGCTTCTATATGGAGCTCCCATTGGAGGACTCGTATGTTTGATATTACCCCGGAACAAAAACAAAAACACCTTAAAGCTATTGAAGCAATAGAGAACGCCGCTCGACCAGAGAAATGGCGACTCACTAAAAAACTTATCCTTGAACTAAAACCCTGGCTTGTGGAAGCCGAAAAAGAACACTGTGAGGCGTGTAAAGAGTTGAGGGAGGCGACAGAGAATAAGTTTGCATCTTCAAAGACTGGTGTCATGCGAAATTCGATGAAAATCTATGGGCCTGTCTTCTCGGCACTCGTGAAGCTTGACCCAGAACTTAAAGTTGAGATGAATGCACGTAATAACGCCTCAACCCCACTTATCGGCAAACAGCTGTGGGAAGCATTCCCCGAATATAGGATCGCACGTAACTACTAAAGGAAGTCTCAATGACACTACTCTATCAAACCGGCCTTTTGCAATCTATCGCCTATCTGATGGGCGAACGCACCGTCAATGCTACCACCTCTGGTGCTCGTGCTGACTTCTTGCAGAAAACGATAGAGGAAGCCTACAAAGCCTATCCGTGGCGATTCGCCCGGACAACCGCTACCGTTCCTATTGCGAGCGGTATTGCAACACTGCCAACTCTCTATGATAACTCACACCCACTTGACGTCCTTTATACCGACCCAGGTGGTACGCAGTATACCCTAAACGAGATTGAACCTGGCGATAAAGACCTGGTAATTGATGGTGACTTTGCTTTTTGGATTACTGCCCAGCCGGACGGTTCCTTCTTACTGAAGACAAAAGACACTCAACCTGGCGCTGTTGCGGTTAGCTTTCAGCAAACTGCACCTGTACTTGACTCAGCTAATACGGTCGGCGTTCCTTATCCAAGTGCTATGACGCTCGCCTATGGTGCTCGTCGTTTCGTGAAGCTTTCGCAAAACCCTGATGCCGATATTTCACAGGACGAAGCCATCTTCCAACAACGTCTCGCCAAAGATATTGCTGCTGAGCAGGTCACACGAGCTCGTAAACGTCACAGGAGCCGTCAGTTCCTAACGGGACGATCAACAGGAGACTTCTAGATGAGTGTTGCCAAGCAGGGTAAAATCCCGACTAAGCGCGTTCATCCGCCACAACGTAAAGTAATTCTCAACCCTTCTAAAGGGCTTAATAACCTTGTCTCACCAACACTGATTGACGACAAGGAATGGTCTGATATCATGAACTGTGAACTCGACGAAGGCGGTGTACTCCGTAAACGTTCGGGTTATGTTCCTATTGGCTCTGGATTAACCGCTGCCCGTGGACTTGGTGTCTATCGTACTGAAGTCGTAAACCAGATGGTAACGATAGATAATGGTGTCTTAAAGTATTTTAACGGTACCGCATGGAACTCGGCTGCTGGTTCAACTTTCACACCAGGTAATGACGTTGCCTTCACTCAGGCTCGTCTTAAGCTCTTTATTTGGAACGGTGCAGACGGTGGCTCCTACTTCGATGGCACAACAGTCACACGCCCAGGCACAATGCCAAAGGCGTCTTTTTCCGTTTACTACCAGAATAAGCACATTGCGTCTGGTGTCCCAGGACAACCGAGCCGACTCTATATTTCGAACATTACCGACGCATCTGATTTCACCGTTACGACCGGTGGTACACAGCCACAGCCTGACTCGACAAACGATGCCGAAAACGGCAACCCTAACGTACCAGGTGCTACGGTCTTTGCCGGTACGCCTGCCCTGACTGAAGCTAACGTTATTGACGTCCGTAAGAACGATGGTGATAAGATCACTGGCCTTGGACTCTTCCAGGACCTCGTAGTTATCTTTAAAGAGCGCTCAGTCTATCAGCTAGCTTTCGACTCAAATGGCAACCCAACCGTTACCCCTATTACCTATGCAACCGGCACAGTCAGTCATAAGAGTATCGTCGCAGTTGAAAACGATATCTACTTCCTCAGCCGTGAAGGTATCCGTATCCTTGGCAACCAACAAGGCTATATCTCAAGCTCCGGCTCGACAATTCGTACTCGTGTTATTTCTATCCGTATTCAGCCGACTATGGACACCATCAACACGAACTACCTAACCCGCTGTAACGGTGCTTACTATAACTATAAATACATCTTATCAGCGCCAATGGGTTCAAGTAACGCTATCACAAACCAGGTAGTCTATGACACTCGCTTTGATGCCTTCGTGCTCTGGAAGAACTTCAACGCTCAAGCAATGGTCCGCTACATGGACATTAACAACAAGCAAGGGCTCTACTTCCTTGATGATGGTGGTACACAGGTCTATCTCCGCTCTGAAGGTACGTATAACGACAATGGCGTGGCTATTGAAGCCTGGGCGACAGCTAAAGCGTTTGCTGCTGATGAGCCTGACTTAACAAAGTTCTGGGTGGACCTCCGTATTATGTTCCGTCGATTGAACGGGCAAATTACATTCACTGTCTACCAGGATGGTGCTACCACAGTCGGTACAGCAATCATCGGTTCAGGCTCAACTCGTGGTATAGGTCTCCGACAATTCGGCTCCAACTCACGTCTCGGTACTGACGGTAAGACTGCTGTGACTGGTCAAATCACAAGCTTTGTCGATGACCCGGAGAGTATTGGACTCAACCTCGACTCACGAACTATTCGCTATAAGGTGTATAATAACCGCCTAAATGAGAACTTCGTGATACTCGGAACCGTCTATGCTTACTATCCAAAGAGTCACTTCGTATTCGACAGTAGCAAGAAGATTTACATTTAGTCAAATCTGTGATATAATATGAACAAATGCGAACGCTAAAATAAAGATAACTAAAGGAAAATAAACAAATGGGAATTCCTATTCAAGGTGGCTACATCCCGACTAACGGCGTAGCGAACGGAAGCTTCCTCCAAGGTGGCGGTACCGGTATATCGCTCCAAGGCGGTGGTTCACCTATGCAAGTTAGTACGACCCCTATCCAGGGTTCGCAAGGTCTTAATCTTCAGCCAACAGGCAATCCAATGAACTACATGGACCCAGCTACTAACGCACCTGTTACGAATGCAAACGCAGGTACAGCAAGTACTGGTGTTGCACAAGCTGACCCAGCTGCACAAGCTGCTGCTGCGGCCGCCGCTGCTAAGGCTGCACAAGCCGCACAAATCCGTGGTGATATCATGGGCCAGATCCAGCAAGTAAAAGACATATATAACGGCCGATACGGTACCGCAGACGCCTCAGCTGCTCAGCAAACCGGCAACCTTAATGACCGCTTTAAGAACGAATCAACTGATCTAACCCGCCAGGTCGGTCTCCAAAACGACCAGACTGGTGCTGCATTTGCAGGTAACGGTAGCTTCGATAGCTCATACCGTGGCAACGCCCAGGACTCTATTACTGCCGCTGGCAACCAACAGATTGACTCTCTTGGCCAAGAACTTCGTGATAACCTTGCGAAGGTTGGTGCATGGGATCAACAGCAACACTCTCAATACGATGCTGGTAAAAGCGCTATGGACACTATCGCAGAGCGTATCCAAAACGAAACTGAGCCTACTAACCTTATTACGCTTCGTAACTCGATTGATAACCAAATCGCACAGCTTAAGGGCCAAGGCGCTGATAACAATACTCAGACGCAAAACATGTCTGCCCTCGAGCAAATCGCACCAAGTAGCACTCGTGCTCAACAGCTTAAGACTACCCTTTCGTCTATCCTAGGTGGTACTGCTGACTCTGGTACGAAAGCCGCTATCGGTACAAAGCTTATCGCTAGTGCTCAACTTACTCCAGATGAACAAGCCAAACTTCTCCAAGGCTTCCACACTGACTTAGCTGCTGGCGCTGCCACAGTTCCACAAAACCAGAACCAAAACCAACCTGCCTAATAGGAGGCTAAATGGATCAACAGCAACGGCTCCAAATGGCGCAAATCTCCAGCCCATCACTTAGGGTTGCGGCTGCACCATCACAATCTCTCAACCTTAGTGTCGGCAATGCTCCTCAGCAACCGACGCTGAGTGCTTCGTGGTTAAACACAAACCCCGATCAGCCTGCCGTCTCTGTAAACAACGACCCGGGTTCTAATTCAAATTCTGGTAACATGGGTAATAACCAGTCTAATGGTCAAGACCTCTATACCATTAAATTGCCATCAACTGGTAAGACGATGCAACAGTATCTTGATGACTATAACAACGCTGATTCAAATGGCCAGCGAGACCTTGTTAATCAGCTATCAAGCGATGCTTCTATGAACCTGAACATGGGTGACCAGAATATCAAGAATAAACAGATTGAAGCTGCTGCTGCTCTCCATGCTATTAATAACGCTGGTGTCAAAAACACTGATACGTCACTCAATGGCTACCTTGGATTCCTAGGCGACCTCGGTCATCAAGTCGTTGACCATACACTCAACTTTGGACAAAACCTCGCTGACTCTGCGGGCGCTCTTATGAATGGCACCCCAATCAGCCAAGATATTAATGACGCTCTCTATCACTCCGGTGTTATCTCTCAGGATCAATATGTCAAACAGACTAACGATAACCAGAATCGTCTTTCTACCTTCACTGGTGGTATGCAGGATAAGGGTGCTGGCGACAGGGCTCTTCGTTCACTCGGTGCTGCTGCCGAAGGTGCGAGCTACGTTCTGCCTGGCGCTGAAGCGGCTGGTGGGTTTGCCGGTACTGTCGGTGGTCTAGCGGCCGATACAGCTGTCAATGCAGGTCTGGGCGGTCTTTCTGGGCTGGCTAATGGTACAAACACGACTGCACAAGATGTCATTAGTGGTGGTGCAGGTGGCGCTATCGGTGGAGCTATCGGTAATCTCGCCGGTAAAGCTATTCACGGTATCACAAGCCTATTTACAAGCGGTAAAGATGCTACAGCTCAGGCTATCGCTGATACGAGTAATCCATCTGTTATTCAACAAGTCCTTGGTACCTCTCCTGAAATCGCTACTTATCTCGCGGCTGAAACCAATAAAGACGCTATTGCCAATACTCTTAAGGAACTTGGCGTTGGTGGTTCGAAAGATGTTGCTCGTGATATTATCGCTCAAAGTGCCAAAGATAGTAGTGGACAACAAAGCACCCTGCCGATGCTTGATCCAATGCATCCTACGCAGGCGCAACTTCCTGGTGGCTATCACCCAGACGGTGCCCCTGATCCTGTCCTCGCTCTTGAATCACAGGTTGGCCATTTCTCTACTCCAGAAGATTTCTCTACCTACGTACAACACCTGAGTGGTGATGATGCGGCTGCTGCAAAATCTGCCCTCAATGGGATGACTCCAGAAGAGTTCTACGCTAAAGCTGGCGGCGGGTCTCAAGTACAAACTAATGTACCGGCTGAGGCTAGTGCAACCGAGTTACCTCCTGAAGATCAGGCGGCTATTCAAGCTGCCGGTGGAAACCCACAGATAACCATCCCAGAGCTCAGTAAACTCGCTCAGAACTCACTTGAGAACGCTCCAGTAGGTATTAAGCCAGGTGGCCTCGAACGCGCTGCTGGCGAGATTGATAATGGTTCCGCTCGTCCAATTCAGTATCGTACTACCGAAGATGGTAAGACAGTTATCGAAGATGGCCGTCACCGCCTTGAAGCTGCTCGCCAAAATGGTATTAACGATTTCCCAGCTGAAGACGTCACTGCTAAATATACTTCAGCTCCTAAAGATACGACTGCCACTGACGGAACTGCCATTCCTGCTGAAGACTTAGCTGCAATGAAAGCTGCTGGTGCTGAACTGCCACATGAAGCTGTCGCTGCTGAGGCAAAGGGTGAAGCTCCTGCCACTGACATGCCACTTCTACAAGAGCATATTGACACTATGAAAGAAGCTGGTGTTAACACTGACACCCAGGCTCCTGTTAGCGATGCCCGTCAAGCACTTATTGATGGTCTTCAATCAATGGAACACCAATCAAAGGCTGATGCACAAAACCTGACTGCACTACGTGCTCAACGCTTCGCTAAGGCTACCAATGCTACCGATGGACTTGCTGGCACTGCTGCAACCCAGGCTCGCCTAAAGGCGATGGGCGGTGCTTATAACCACACAGGTGGCTACCCTGGTATTGAAGGCGACCACGCTAGCATTATTGACCAGCTGTCTCGTGAGGTCCAAGCTGACGCACGTCTCGCACGTAATCCTGCTACTCTTACGAACGTCGAAGACGCTATCCACCAAGCCGTATCAGGTCAAGGTCTCAAGGGCCGCGTTGGTGCGCCAACTCCAGGCCAAATTAACCTACTTCGCACTTACCTTGGTAATGACGTTGCTGATGCTGCTAAAGAAGCTGTGGTTAACACTACAGGCAAGGGTGAACGATTTGCGAATATGGCTGGCCAGATTGCTGGTATTCCTAAGGGTATTATGGCAACGCTCGACCTTTCTGGTTCACTCCGTCAGGGTGGCTCTATGGCCACTCGCTTCCCTAAGGAATGGGGACAAGCTATGACCCAGCAATTCAAGTACTTCGCAAAAGAAAAGAACTTCGAAGAGGGTATGGCGGCTATCGCCGCTCGTCCAAACTACCAGAACATGCTTGATGCTAAACTGGCCGTAACAGGTACAGAAGCGCTTGACGGTACCGAGGAGCAATTTGTTTCTCACTTAATGAACAAAGTACCTGGTATTGGTGGCTCAGAACGTGCCTATACCGGATTCCTGACTGACCTTCGTGCTAACGTATTTGATCGTATCAATAGTGATGAAGCGCAAGCCCTCGGCCGTGACCTTACCCCTGAAGAACAAGCTAGTGTTGCTAAATATATCAATACCTTCACTGGTCGCGGCGACCTAGGTAAATTCTTCGAACAGCACGGTACAACACTCCAAGCTGCTCTCTTCTCTCCTAAGCTGTGGAAATCACGCCTAGACATGCTTAACCCTGTATACTACGCAAAACTCGATCCAGTAGCACGTAAATATGCCCTTCAGAATGCTGCATCGTTTGCTGCCACTGCTGGTACTGTTCTCGGTCTTGCAAGCCTCGCTCCTGGTGTTACAGTTGACTGGGACCCACGAAGTTCCGACTTCATGAAGATCAAGATGGGTAACGAGCGCTACGACGTCCTCGGTGGTCTTCAGCAAAACCTTGTACTGCTTGCCCGCGAAATCAGTGGTGAGAAGATGAACTCTGAAACTGGTAAAGTAACGAAGTTCGGCTATGGTCTCCAGGACCTTGCTAACATGAATAACGCAGAAGCGCCAGCTAAGGGACCACTTACGCCTAACCGCCTAAGTATCCTCTTTGATATGTTCCAGAATAAGGAAAACCCAATGCTTGCGACCCTCGGCCACATCATCTCTGGCCAGGACCGTGGTGGCAAACCGGTCAATGTTGCTGGTGATATCGCAAATACACTTGTACCACTCTCAATCAGTGGTGTCGTCGATACAGCTAATGACATTGGTAGCCCTACAAACCCAGGCGACCTCGCTAAAGGCTTCCTAATGAACCTACCAGACATGTTCGGTGTCTCGGCTCAGAACTATGGCCAGATTCCAACTAAGTATAAGGGTGATCCTAGCGCCATGCCAAACGCTGCTGACCAAACCTATACTGGCCCAGTTCAGCCTAATATGGTTACTGACTATAACGGTAAGGTAATTCTTGACAAAAACGGTCAACCAATGACGGTAAACATCCCTCCTGGTGCCGATGATCTGACTCGTCAAGCTATTATTGATAATGCCCGCCCGGGTGCAGTCCGTGCTCAATTCGAACGTACTCTATCAACCCAGGACCAAGCACTATTCAAATTAAACGCAACCCAACTTCGTGATTACCAACTTGACGGTAAGATTACTCAGGATAAATACAACCAAATCCTTGACCTGCAAAAGAAAGCTTCTACACTCGCTCACGATGGTGCTGCGGTTCCTGATGGTGCTCAAAGCCAACAAGCTCAAGACTTCTACCGTAACTGGAACTCTATGACGAAGGGTGAACAGGCTGCATGGCTAAAGGCTGCCCCTGACCAAAATGCAAGTGCTATCGCTCAGCTTGTCAATAGCCAACGCTCAAATGGCCTCCAGGAATTCAAACCATCAAATGCCCTATCAAAGCTCTACTCTGAATACGAGAATGATATCCACGCTCACCCAGAGTACACTGATATCGACCTACGCCAAAAGGCACGATCATTCCAGTCAAAGGCTGCACAGCTTAACTACAACGAGAATGTTCAGGACCTCTATAACTCTGGTGGTAGTGCTGATGTCAAGACGTTGATTCGTGATGGTAAAGTCGGTAAACAAGACCTGAGTGATGCTATCGCCCTGGATAATCAGCTCTACAGCTCGGGTCTTGAAAGCTCACTGAAGTTCTCAAAAACCTTCCGTAATGCATATAGCCTCGGTCTTCCAGCTAACTATGTTGGTTCATCTGGTGGAGGTGGCTTTGGCTACGGTGGTAGTGGATCAAGTGTGGTTCGTCAACGCCTTCAATCAATCGTTCCTCAAGTTGCTAAACCAGCTGCCGCTCCAGACTTTAGTGCAGGTGCTCGACTGAATCCTGTATCGACTGTCAAGTTCAAAGCGCCACAGGTTACTCCTACCAAGGGTGGAACCCGTGTCACTGCTGCTCCATTCCGCACCATTAAGTTAACGACTCTACGCAACTCCGTAGCAGACTAGTCTTTACTTTTTGTCAATATTAGTGTAAAATATAGATAACTCTAAGTTTCAAAAGAAACAGGCGCTCCGGCGCTAAGAAAAAACAAACATGGCCACAACTCCTACAAACAACTTCGATTTCCAGAACTATTACTCTGCCACCTTGCAGAGTGATATTACTGCCAGTTCGCTCACGTTAACGCTCGATACCGTACCGACGCCAGTTGAGGGTATTCTTGTTATTGACCCAGATTCAACTACCAACCGGGAGATTATCTTCTATACCGGTAAAACCAGTTCGACGATTACGCTACCTTCAGATGGACGCGGCTGGGATGGCACGACTGCCACAAGTCACTTAACAGGTACGACGATCATTATGGCCCCTGTTGCCTACATGCTTCGTATGCTTAAGAGTGGTTCACTCTATGATACCACTAAAACGGGTTGGACAACTCTTGGACAAGCACCAACTTATGTGCAACACAACGGCCAGAAAGAATATATACTGTCCACCTCTTCTGACTTGACCGGTGTCGTTACGCCGGGTATGAAACTGAGGTTCGATCGACCTGCTGGCACTCCAACACAGAGTATACAGTTCGTTGCCGCAAGTTCACAATATGCAAGTAAGGCATCACCCGCTGGCTTCAGCTTCACTGATAATTTCACGATTGAAGCTTGGGTCTATGTCGACAGTTACTCAGCTGGTACGATCATTAGCAAGTATGATGGCTCGACAGGCGGGTTTATCTTTGATATGCAACCCGACGGAAGACTCCGTATATGGGGGAAGGCTACGGGACTAACTAACGATGAGCTAAACTCCTATCAGTCAATTCCACTCGGCAAATGGACTCACGTTGCTGGTAATATGACACTGTCTACCGGTACTGGGACCTTGTATATAGATGGAGTAGCTGTCCCGAGCGTATATACGAATGGCACTAGCACAGCAATTACACAGACTGGTAATTTACAAATGGGAGCCTACAATGGCGCTACAAATCCGCTTAACGGTAAGGTGTCGAATGCTCGCGTCTGGTCTACCGTTAGAACTGCTGCACAGATCAGGGATAATATGTCTAATATACTTACCGGCTCTGAAACAGGCCTTGTATTTTACTGTTTAGGGAATGGCAATTTCAATGATCTCACTGTTAATGCTAATAGCCTCACTCCATCAGGTGGAGCTATCGCTACTTATGCCGGGAATCCGTTTAGCCCAACTGAGTACCTTATTGCAACTAATATCACCAGTAGTCAGATAACTGCATTCGCTGGAAGCGGTGGCGGTATCCCATCAATAGGAGTTCTAGCTAACTTTTACTACTCAACTGCTCGTGCTCCATACGGCTTTCCAGTGGACAGTAGTAGGTGGTCCGTCGTTTCAGTTATAGGAAGTGGGCCAAGTTGGAATATAAGTGCGGCGAACACCTGGTATGAATCTGGAATACTCCGTCTTGTCGTTCCTACTGGAGCATGGAGGAACGTAGGCTACTCTGGAGCAGTAGAAGTGCTCAGCGGGGCGGCTATACAGATTGATGGACGATTAAAGGTAGCTACCGCCCTACCTGTCGGCGACGATAGTAATCCGCTAGGGGCATATTTATATAGTGACTCTGTGTCTACGCAGTACTTTATTAGACAGCTTCACGTAAGGACCCCGCTCTCTATACAACTAGCGTCCCAGACCACATATAACGTCTACGGAAGACTCGCTGGAGTTAACACGAGTAGTATGATTTTTCTTGGTACAACCTCTTATTGTCATTTAATAGCAGAGTGTGCGTATCTCTAATGGATATTAACTTAATCATCACTATCTTCGGATTCGTTGCGCTAGTTGCCGGGGGAACCATGTACATCTTTTCTCGACTACCAAAGCAGACCATTGACAACTACAAAGCCTATGTAGATAGCCAAGAGAAGCGCCTCAAGGACCTTGAATATAACGACGCCGAGAAGGGGAAGCAAATCTCTACCCTTCAAGGTCGTGTTGACGTACTCCAGACCATTCCACTTGGTGATATTGCAACAGCTATTAAAGAGATTGTCAATACTCAAAAAGAAATCATTGAGTTGATTACAAACGCGATAAACAAAAAGGAGAACTAACATGGCATTAAACGGTATAGACATTAGCGGCTGGCAAAGAGGCCTTGACCTCACCAATATCAGCTACGACTTCGTAGGTATTAAAGCAACTGAAGGTACCAACTATGTAAACGCTGATTGCGATTACTGGTTCCAGCAAGCTAAGAATGCTGGCAAAAAGATTTGGATTTACCACTTCTTTGATTTTGGTGTGGACCCAGTAGCCCAGGCTAACTTCTTCGTTGACAACTGTGCGGGCTATATCCGTGAAGCTATCTTCGTTCTTGACTGGGAGGGGAGTGGTGTTGCAGATACGAACGCTGCACTCGCTTTCCTACGCCAAGTTGAGTCACGCATTGGCTATAAACCAGCTATCTATATGTCAGAATACGTTGAAAACGCTTACGACTGGTCTTCAGCCGTAGCCGGTGATTATGGCCTAATCGCTGCAAAGTACTCAGACTACGAAATTGACAATAACTACGACATGAGCGGTGCGGGCAACCCACCTAATGTCACTCACTGGCCATTCTACTTTATGTGGCAATGGACTTCGAAAGGACACTTGAATGGATACGCGGGCGACTTGGATTGCGATATTGCTTACCTCGATAATACTGGCTGGGACGCTTATGCTGGCGTTAGTCAACCCGCAGTCACCCAACCGGCTCCCCAACCTGATCCAACACCAGCTCCAGCGCCACAAGTAGCCGATCCAGCACCGGTTATTGCACCAGAGCCTACTCCTACCCCTGTTACGGATAACCAAGAGCCTATTCAGACGCCCGTAGAGACACCTGTTATTCCTGAACCGACTATTGATCCATCTCCAGCCGCAGAAACACCAGTCGCTACGCCAAAACCAAGCCTACTGGCCGTTATTCTCACCAACATTTTGAAATTCCTTACATTCATTTGGAATTACGAACTTAAAAAGTAAAAAAAGACGCTTACCGTCTAAAGGATATATATGAAACAACTACTTTCCAACTTACTGAGCCGCAAATTCTTGCTTGCACTTGGTACCGCATTAGTGTGTTACGCACATGGTGATTACCTCGGACTCGTAACTGTCGTACTTGCTTACATAGGCGCAAACGCTTACGTAACTGCACAGACCAACCAACCTGCCTAACATTCTAAATTCCTAAAGGAGATGCTCATGGAGCGACTTAAGCGTGAATCACCACATATTAATGGATTCCCGGTGTCACCCCATGAGCTCTCTTTGCCTAGAAGTGTTCTCGATCCTACTAAACAGGAGAACTGGAACAATCATCATATTTGCTGGACTGCCCGTCGTATGGGCCAATTTGCTATCACGCAGACCTGGCGGGACCTCGCCCCGAATCAGTTCCCCTTATTAAAAGACACCCACGCCGTCTATCACGCTATCTACGAGCCGTCACCACTCCCTGATATTACTGACGTTATGGATGTGCTCTACGATGCCTATCAGGACCAAACACCGCTACGCTATGGTTCAGCTGCGTTGCCACGCTATAATGTTATTACTCCTGAACTCTGGGACACACTGTCCGCTGAGTACTCCCGCCTCAAGTAAGCATTGACATTTTCACAATACTGTGATAACCTACCAGTAGCATATTTAGGCTAAAAAATAAACAGGTAAATGTAAAAATGAAGAAAAGCAAGATTTTGCTTTATGACATTGAGTCAGGCCCCAACCTCGGCTATGTCTATGGCAAGTATGACCAAACAGTAATTACATTCGAGAAGGAGTGGGACCTCCTCTCTTTTTCGTATAAGTGGCTTGGCGAGAAGAAGACTATCGCCGTCGGTCAAGATAAGGTAACTGAAGAAGCACTTGTACTGCGTCTCTGGAACCTATTTGACCAGGCTGATATTGTTATCGCCCATAACGGGGATAAGTTCGACCAGCGGATGATGAATGTCAAGTTCATGCAATACGGACTCACCCCGCCATCCCCATACAAGACTATCGACACGCTAAAAGTCGCCCGCAGATACTTCAAGTTCAATAGCAATAAGCTCGATGACCTCGGTAAATCACTCGGCGTCGGCCGTAAAGCTGAAACTGGTGGTTTTGATACCTGGCTAGGCTGTATGAACGGTGAACCAAAGGCCTGGAAGAAGATGTTAGCCTACAATAAGCAAGACGTCATTCTCCTTGAACAGGTCTATCTTAAGCTGTTGCCATGGATGGATAACCACCCTGCACTAAACGTCATTGAAGGACGCCCAGACGCTTGTCCTAAGTGTGGTGGCACCCATCTTCAGAGCCGTGGACTTAAGCACAATAAGACCACTAGCGTCGCTCGTTTCCAGTGCCAGGACTGTTTTGGCTGGTGCCAAGCACGGACTGCACAAAAAGCAGTTGTAGAATACGTAAATTAGTCTTGACGGTAGTGCTTATCTGTGCTACTGTTAGGAGTAACAGATTGCACCTTCCTCAACTCTCAATGTAACCCTCCCAAAACCCCACCTCACACTTAGTCTCTCGTAATAGACTACCTCTCGGTTGGCCAAGTACGCTATATCTGCTAGCTAAAAAGCACCAAAACAAAAAGGGGCGGCAAGTGCCACGCTAGCCGCCCCGCCATATAATGCAGGTTCTACTTCCGGTGAGGTTGGATGTCTCATAAGCATCCCAGATGGGTTCAACTCCCATACCTGCTACCATAATACGACGTAGCTCAGTTGGCTAGAGCGCCGGGCGTCAAACCCGGAAGTCGGTGGTTCGAGTCCACCCGTTGTACAACACGAGGAAATGGCAAAAAAATCGTAGGTGCCTGACACAGATACTAGGTTACGATTGGCTCTGTAAGCTTAGGTCGGCCCACAGGAGTGTAGCGTACTCCTCCTCAGAAATTATTCACCAGCTTTCGGGCTGGTATTTTTATTGCGGTTGTGCTATACTGCATTTAACATAAAAAGCGTCTTACGCTAACGGAAACAAACACTATGGAAAACGAACCCGTTATCAACTTTACTTACGGCGGATACGAACGCCAGTTCCGCCGCGACAATACTACTCTCTTTACATTCTTAGGCCAGCTAGCGATGTATAACCACGTCTTTACAACGTTTGACAAAGCAGAAGAGGATGAAGAGCAAAAAGGCATGTATGTCTATAAAGCTATTCTCCCTGACCAATATGCCCGCCTAGAAGAGTTCATTGTTGATAATGAGTTCCCACAAATTCTAAATATGCCCCGCGTCTCCGAGATGGACGCTGAAACACTTCATAATGCCCTTGCTAAAGACCTCAGTACTGCCGACACATTTCCTGAGGACTGGGATAATGGAGAAGCGTGAACTAGAACAATGGGTCGATAATCTCTACGAAGAATCAGATCAACGGATATTCGAGATATTCGAAAGAATAATCTCACTCGGTCATTTAGCATTGCAAACAATAGAAAACGGAGAGCCCTCGCAGTAGCTCTCCGCTCTTTGTTAGGTACCCCTCCCAAAAGGTAGCCTAACGAGGTGTTGAAACCTTCCACTTCACACACATAAATCTCTCAGTTATGTGCATTTCTCAAGTGCGCTAATGGCACAATCCAATAGTATCAAGCTATTGGTTCTGTGTCAATAGTTTTCTTGTCTATTCTTTCCCCTAGTTTTACGGATAGGTTGCTCTCTAGATAAGACAGAAACCTTCGCCGCTTGTGTAATCCCCACTTCTTTTTCATTTTGTAACCTCCCACTAGAGACTATAAGGCTAGTGGTAAGTTATGACTGTGAAATATATCACACATGGGGCATTTTATGCCGACATATCGAAATATTCATCGAAGGCTTGGTCTTTTGACCAGTTATAGCGCTTCATCCAGTCCTTAATAATCATCTTAAACAGTTCGAAGTCGCCCACCCAGAGCGTCTTACCTTTCCATTGTATCACCTGCGGTTCGAGTTTGATAGTCTCGCCGGTAGATACTTTAATACGTCGCCAAGGAGAAGTAGCCACCCTAGTTGGATAGAGTGGCATACTTTTCGCTGGTCTGAATACGACCTCTGCAATCATCTATTCTTCGTCGTAAAGTGAGTCAATGAGGGCTGCTACATCTTCTACGAGCTCGGCGGCACCCTTTGCAATCTTATCAAGTTCACGGTCCTGACGAACTGGATCATCACGGTAGACCTTCTGTACTTCACGTGCGTCGGCGAATACTTCTTTGCTAGTGGCCACGAGTGCCATAAGGATCAGGGTAATTTCTTTTTTCTTGTTCATTTTATTTTCTCCTTTAGGATGTTTGTTTAAGTAGGGGTTTAGCTGAAGAGTACATCGAATATGATAGCTATGACGACAAGTGCGCCTATAAAAGCCAGTAGTTCCATTATTCCTCCTTCCTTCTTAGTATTTCTTGTCCCTCACGGATGATTTCATCAGAGGCTCGGTAGCCATTAGCTTCGAAATAGATACCATTCTCTGACAACTTCACGCTTTGGACCTCAGGCACGGGCTTGCTCATTTCCCAGACAAGAAGCCGTTCTAGTTTATCAAATGACTCATTAATCTTAGGAATACTCACAAGATTTGAGCCGACAAAGATACACAGTTCATCGTTATTCTCCGGGATGAGCATAGTCGGTGTCACACTCTGGTCGAATACAATAGCGTTGCCGTATCCGTACTCGAACGTTTTTGAATACTCACAGACTCGGAAGAGTATCCGGCGAAGGAACTCTGGGTGAGAAATTACAGCCATATCGGTGATATTGAGCGGTTCATGGTGGTGTTTTACGATGACTTCGACATGCTGGCACCTATCGCTGATGATACCCGTCACCTGAGTACGTACTCCACCCGCTTCTAGAGCGTCTACAAGGCGGCTGACGCGTTCCTGGCGGTGTATAATGTCCTCTACCTTCATCATCCATACCTGAGTCATGTTAATGACGATATTGGCACGTCGATTACGAGAGTTGCCATTGTGCATTGATCCCCATGATTCCGGGATACCTTCCATAAAGCGCCCCATGTCGATGTAGTCACCCACTACGTCATAGTCAACGAGGATACCCGATTCGGTGTCATCCTTGATAGCAAGCTGCGCGGGGTCAAACTTTACGATACTTTGTGGGTTCTTCCTGAATACATGGAGGGCTTCTTCATAGCTCTTGAATGCGTTGAAGTCCCCGCCGCCGTTCTCCGAACTCTTTTCTCGTTTAGCAACTGGCATTTCTTTCTCGACATAATCAAGCATTATATCGAGGCCATCGAACTGGGCGAAGAGTGTCTGGGGAGCGAGGTAGCCAAGTGGTTTCTTGACTTGCACCTCGCCGACGTAACCACCAGACCATTGGTGTAGTTTCAGTGTTCCGTCACGGTCGATCATTAGAAGGGTAAGCTCCCTAGGGTGCCAATACCACCGCCAAATATTACATTACCCTGGACTGCAATGCCCTCACTGCTCTTCTTTGGTGCTTGAGCAGGTTTGGCTTTACCTTTTGGGATTAGGTTCCTGTTAAAGACGTCGAGCGCAATCTTCAGTATGTCCGCTTTCTTATCTTCTGGTACGGAGCTCAGGAGAGTGGCGTTAGCGGCCTCCTCTGCGCTTTTACCCAGTGAGATGAGTAGTGAGCCCTTTTGTGTAGCACGTGGGCTGATAAGGGCCCGGATGCTACGATCAGCAACATACTTACGAGTTTCTTTAACTGCTTCATACCATGCGTTGCCTTGTTCGCCACGAGCTAGTGAACGCTCTAGATCATCGTCGATCAGCCATTCAATCACTGCAAAGCGGTCGAGAGTAGCGGCGTCAAGCTGGTTACGGCCGACATACTGGCGGTTAGCACCGTTCCCGAAGGTGTTTGCTGAAGCGATAAAGATGAAATCATCGTGCTTCTTTACCATTGTATCTGGGAAAGCCGCGATACCGTTCGATAGAGCTGCGTTGATGGTAATGAGGACGTTCGCGTTACCAGCGTCAATCTCGTCCATGAGGAAGATACCACCATTCTCGTAGGCGTCACGGAAGTGGGTCGAGATATAGTCACCGTTGGCTGACATATACCCCATAATATCTGTCTTCGTGGTCTGTGCTCCTACTGAGATGGAGAAGAAGCGGAGTCCCAGAGCGTCTGAGGCTTGTTCTGCGGCGTGTGTCTTACCTGTACCGGCCATACCAACAAGAAGTGGGTTAAGGCGAGCTGCCGCATATTCAATGAGTTGTTCGAGCTGTTTGTGCTTCGTACCCTTGACTTCACGGGTCTCATCACCCTTTTTAATCTCAAGAGTACGCTTTGACTCAGCGATTTCCTTGATTTCTTTCAGGCCTTCGTCTACTTTTTCGTCAATCTTCTCTCGGACCTTGCGCTCTACCTCGAGGAGGGCGAACATACTATCAGCCATGTTGCTGGTCTTTTGCTCGACTGCCTTCTCTTCGTTTTTAGCTTGATCTTCGGTTTTCTCAATATGATTATGAGCTTCTTTTTTATTGATGCTTTCTTTCAGGCCGGTTTGCCATTCAACGCGGACGTTTCGGCTGTTAACATCGACAATCTTGCCAAGCTTACCATCTTTCTTCTTCTTGACAGATTTGCCAATATCTTCTGTAGTAAATTCCACTCTTTCTCCTTTTTCTTCTGTTTGTTTTTCTCCCTGTGTTTCGATCTTCTTAATTCGTGACCTGCCTTCATTGTATCTCCAGCCGCCTGGTACTTCGTAAGTAATATTATTTTCATAGGCTTGAATAACATTAGCGTCACCGTGAGGTGTTGAAACTTTATCTCCGGGCTTGAATTCTTCTATCTCTGTCCATGCCATATCTATTTGTTCCTGTGTTAGTTTTGTTTGTCCTGTTTTAAAGAAATAACTTAGTTCAATCGGCCAGCGGTCATTTGGGTCGTCTTGTATAAACCAGGGGTTGATACTACCATCGTCTTCGTTAAATGTCAGCGTAGTTCCGGCGGAAAAATTAAAGGTGTTATGTTCATCTTGTAACCTGTATTGACCGCCGACGACAAAGCCTACTTCTTCTGCTGGTGTCTTCATACGCTACAACCAGACCCAGAAGAACCACCGGATAAGCCAAACGATTAATGCCAAGATTATGAGCGCTAGTAGGATAAAGACAATATTCTGCCATATACCACCACCTGACTGTACGGTGACACCCTGGGCCTGGATGATTTGCTGATTCTGTGTATAGTGACCGTGGTCAAACATCCACATCCAGAACCACATATCTCCGCCACCGTAACCCCATCCGAATGGGTGAAAGAATGAGTGGTAGCCGACAAAGCTTTGGTTATAGTTATTGATTACTGTCGTTCGCTGGGTTTGGGTAGTTGTGCTGTAAAGGTTCGATCGGGTAATCGGTGTACGAGTCGATGTGTAACTTTTGCCAGCTGAGGATGAGCTAGAACGAGTCGAGCTATACCCAGAGCTAGAGCTGGAACTACTCCGTGTTGAACTGTAACTGCTACTAGAGCTGCTCCTTGATGAGCTAAACGATGAATGACCGCCAGAACTAGCATGTCCTCCGCCTCCCCCGCCACCTTTGGCGAGAATAATTTGATGTGAGTATAGTGGTTCAGCAATAGGTAAGACAATCACGCTCCGTACTCCTCTGCGGTAGCCTCATAAAGGTTCTTCAGAATAGATACGAGGTCATCTTCTTTGATACCATTTTCGTGGAGGAATTTCCCGGCGTTAAGGAACTCTTTCTCAGTGCTCTCCAGTTCGAAGGCCCCGTCGATCGGTACCTCTTGCTTGATTCGTCGTGTGATTCGTGGTGATAGCATTTTTGTTTTCTCCTAGTAGGCTTGTTTGTAGTTCTTCTAGATATCTTCGCTGTAATTCGTCTTTACAGGCTTCTTTTAGTGTTTCGAGGTCAACATTAGTCGCTTTACGCAGGTCGATCGGGGTATGGCCGTTTATCTTTATCACGCTGGTCCCTTTCGTGGATTACGATGGCTTGCAGTTCAGTTATTTCACGTATTCGCTCGTTGCAGTCCGCTAGGAGGTCGTCGAGTAGTTCGTCACTCAGCGCTCGTAGGTAGTCTGGTGTCTCAATCAGCCGTGGTTCCCTATGATGCTGAAAGTTGACAAATTCTACGTTATCCATTCCAGTTCTCCACTTCATTGATTTTCCTGTTGTTGTTTATGTTATCGAGGATTGCTTGATTGTAGGCCGCAGATACTTCCGTGAGCTGTACAGCGAGTACTCCTATGCGCTGTAGTATGTCTTCTCGTTGATTGTATAGCTCTTGTAACTCGGGAGGCATAGAGAGCCTCTCAACATGTTCATGCTTCATACACCTACGTTGATAAGATGAACGATATTAAATAATGAAAGGGTAATAGCAATAATTGCCAGGGCTATCGTAGATAGATTTAGCCACACATTACCACCGAGGGCTAGGAAAACGAGTCCTAGTATGATACTGGCGGAACTAATATAGATAAGTACAAAGCTGGTTAATAACCACCACATGTTTCTTTCTCCTGCCCTAAATCACCGACGCTCAGCCACCCGTACAGAGGACTAGCAAATTGACTCCCGACTACTCTAGGTACCACTCAAGCCGATGTAGTGTATGACTAGTCGGATGACTGAAAGACGATGATCTAGTTTTTAATGTTTTTTGTTTTGATATGAAATATCCTGTACTTAATGTAGCACAGGATAATCATAAAAGCAATAGCTTTTTAATACTTTTTTTAGAATCTTACCACCAGCGGTGAGCTTGCCAGAAAGACATTGCATTCTGCCACGATCCATACCGTTGAAGCATGTATTGTGTGAAGAAGTTGTCCTGACACGCATAGTCTGATAGACTACACGGCATCTTACTACACGGAAGAGCTTGGCCGAGGCCACAGGCTCCTGACCCTGCATTGATTGCATTTGGTCGGTTGCCTGACTCGTGCGAATAGATGAACGCCTTCGCTTGATCGGTTGGTACACTATAGCTCTGCTGGACTGGCTGTGGCACAGGTGCGGCCATGGCTACATCCGGCTTTGGTACAGACAATTTAGCCTGGAGCTTCTCTTGTGTATCCTTTAGTTGCTGATTGAGTTGATCTAACTGCTTCTGTTTCTCGTCCTGTGACTGCTGGCTCGTAGCCTTCTGCAATTCCAGGTTCTTCTCTGTTTCTAACAGTTGACGCTGTGTGCTCTCTAATTGTAACCTTTGCTTAGCTTCAAGCGTGTGCGGTGCCAAGTACTGTATATAAGTACCGGCCGCAATAACCACGATGACGAGAGCGATTGCTAATTTCTTTATGCGTTGATAATTCAACGTTTTAGCAAAGGTAGATGGTTGTTGGTTTTTCACGATGCGCCTCGAATGAGGCTGTATATCCTTTGTTAACACTACCATTTTACTATAGTTTCGTTGTTTTTACAAATTTATAGTAGTTCGCGCACAAGAAATGCGACGACTAGTACGGTTAATGGCCAGACAATACGGGCATCCAAACCAGCGGTCAAATGAAACATACCGGCTGAAGCGAGTAGAGCGAGTGCGAATAAGGCAATCACCTTGTAAGTGATACCCACTACCTTTTTCATGTTTTGCATACTTTCTCCTTATGTTTAGTGAAGTGGTCCTTGGGAGGTCAACTTCTGGACATAGTATAGCAAACCAGTAGCGTTATGTCAAGTATCGCCAAAGAACAGAGATACCATGGTCTGTGGCTTCGGTAAATTAGGGGCAATTCCAGCGTCTAGCTCGGCGAGTTTTCTACTATAATAGCTTCGAACGCCCTCGAGCTCCTCTCTTGTCCACTTTTTTGGTTGCCATTCAAGGGATTCAAGATCGCGAACGACGTCCACTCCGTACTTTCTAAGCATTCCTTTATAGTATTCCCGGGCATTACTGTGTAAGAAACGATTGCATCGGTGGCATTGTCCGTTAATGTTTCTCTCGTCAAAACGAAGGGATGCTCTCGTAGCGGGTATAAAATGACCGCCATCAAGGTCTGCGAAACTAAACCAGAGTCCGCATGATATACAGTTCGCACCGTCTGATCCAAAACAATCGCGTCTTCGGGCATAGAGGTTAGCTAACTTCTGAACTGATTTCTTCAGATTCGATAGGGTTGGTTTTGTAGTCCTTTTTGGTTTTACTGCCACCTTTTTGGCTGATTTCCTTGAGCTCTTCTTTGTCAAGGAGGGCGAAACCGACCGTTCGGCTACGCTGCGGGTCGTTCCACGACTTTTTACCGATGTTGGCATAAAAATTCGGGTCCTTTTCTAAGTTTTTTTGTCTTGTTTTTGCTGCACCTTCAGGAGTACCAGGCATTTTATTCTTTCCAATCTGTTAATTCCATTAGTCGCCAATCGTCCTGTATCATCTCGACGGGCTGATTTTTTAATTCACGGGAACGGTTCTTGCACATATAGAACTCGAGGTATCGGGTGTCCTTCTGATTACGGAACACAAAGCCTACCATATCTGATATCTGCTCGATAGACTTGCTATTTTTGAAGCTATGGAGCTCTGGTTTCACTTGTTCGATACCGTCAGGGGTCAAACGAGTCTGCGGGGTGACGTGACTCAATACAATAACAGGGAGTTCAAACTTCACAGCGCACTTTTTGAAGTACTTCATCACTCTAGTAATAGCTGCGGCGGCGTTGTCACCAATGGAGTCATCGAAGAAGTGCAGGTGATCGACAACCACCAGCTTAACACCCTCTTCTTTTGCCTCAGCCATTAGCCCTGCAACGTCCTTGTAATTAACGTCCGATTGCGTCTGTACCATAATACCAGCATAATCGTGTTCATTGCCACCTAGCTCGTAGAAACGCTGTACAGCCTGCTCTACGGTAAGTTCCAGGTTAATGAATAATACAGGCTCCTGGTACTTCTCATAGACGTTCTGAGCGATATTCATAGCCAGAAGAGACTTACCATGGCCGGTGTCGCCACCAATCGTGATAAGTTCCCCTGGTAAAAATGAGCCCATACGGTCGTCGATACCAGTGTACCCAGTGCTAATTCCCTGATACTTACCCTTATTCTTTAGAAGCTCGAGAGCTTGTGGCTCGTACTCGTGCAGGAACTTGATCTTTCGCTTTTCCGGCTTTGGCTCTTCGGAACTTGTGAGCAAACTTGCTAGGTCGCTGATAGGTCGGGAGTTTTGTTTGTTCATATCTCACTATCCAATCGTCGAGGAATTTAGTATTGGTTTTTCTCGCTAGTTGACTGTACTTTAAGGACAGATTGAATCGACGTACAAAGCCCATCAACATATTTTGCGTAGTTTCGTAAGCGTTCCGCAGTAATTTTTTTATCAATGAGGTCCTCTTCCATGTCGAGCTGGTCCATTGCTGGAGAGCGCTTTACTCCCTCTTTAATCAGCTTATCGAACCGGGCTGCTTTCGTTTTGCGGTAGTCCAAGTCCGCATCAGCAACATGATCGACAAGAGCAATCAAGAGACCCCGGATACGTAGCAGGTTGTTCGCTAATGTAACAGGATCAGACGGCACAACAGCACCGTCACGACGCACAAATAGCTGAGCCTGGAACTTATCTAGCTCGGTTATAATTTGATTAGCGTTCACTGAATGACGTCGTGCCAGGGCCGAACACGTCCGCTACATTTTCTGGAACATCTGCTTCAGATTTTAAATCACCTAACTGATAAAGAGCTTGTGCATACGAGTGAATCAGTGACGCCCACTCTCGGTCAGTCAGTGCTTTCTCAAATTGCAGGGTGTTGACATAGTTGGCGGCGTTGTTGATACACATACCTTGACGCATACCATCGCTATTGTCCTTGTAAGGTGCCTTAGCGGCCGTAGGAGCTGCTTGGCCCGTAGGAGCACCATGAGACTGGTTCCATTCCTTCTTAACCTTCTTCCATCGTCCATTTACCTGCTCGAGGTCGAGTTGTGAGCCTGTTTCTGGGGCTGATTTGAACCATAGAGCCGGTGAATCGTTCATTTCTTCGAACTGGACATAAAATTCCTGGCCAAACTTAGGGTCTACCTTCCCAGACGGCATTACTGCCTTGATCGTGTATTGCATTATTTACTTACCTTCTTGACAGATTTAGCTTTTGATGTTTTCTTAGCTTTTTTAGCTTCTAATTTCACATATTTCGCATATAATTCATCGTGTCGGCGGTTTATCTCGACATATTCATCAGATTGGATCTGGTTCAGACGCTTAAAGCTATCACGTTCCCTAGTGAGCTTCTCGGTTGTCTCTTTCAGTTCACGCACGAGAGTGTGGCTTTGACTGTAGTGGGCTTCCGTAGCACCTAGTTTGTATGATAGGTCTGCTATTTTCTCTGTGCTTGGGTCTAGGCGTGAGGGTTTTATCTCAACAGATTTAGCACATTCGTCTGCATAGTACATTATTTACCACCTTTGCCAAGGAGCTGGCTGGATTTTTCTTCTTTTTCAGCCTCTTCGAGCTTAGTCAGTCGTGCTAGTACAGAGCGCCAGTTGCCGTCTTTCTCTTCTTTGTGATCTACGTAGCCATCGCTATCGACGTGATAGAATAGTCCGAGTTCACCCTCTAGGCTTTCAATACGTTCTTCTAATTTGCGTGTTTTTGTTTTAAATAGTCCCATAGTTTCTCCTATAAAATAATGTTATCGCGTAGATCGCGTAGACGGTTATTGAGTGAATCTTGTGTGTGCATAACACTCCATAAGTGACGGTCGGTAGGGACGTCCTTGCTCTCACTAAGTAAGTTGCCTAGGACGGGTCGTAGTCGTGCCTCAATGTCGGCAATAATACTCGCCGTGAAGCCTTGCAATTCTTGTACTGCATCTATTGTACTTTGTGACTCGATCGGTTCCGCTTGTTTTGTTGCTTTTTCCATATTTTCTCCTTTTTATTTTCTTGCGAACTTATAGTCCCAGTCTTTTATCGTGTGGTAGTTGTTTAAACAGCTGATATAGGCTCTAGCGCAGTCTTGCGGGGCCATACCGAACTGTGACGCCCAGATTACTCGTGGTTCACCTCCGTTCTTGTCAAGATTAGCTATAAATAGGTCATCAACCCATACGCCAGTACGTTCATACTCAGCCTGGGCTAGTCCACCGACCTGGAAGAAGTATTCAACAGAGATTCCATCAGGGTTCATGTCTGAGCGGTTGGTTGACTTCCAGTCACCGATACAGTGACGGCCAGACATCCACCCCTTAAAGTCGCCTTGGCCTGAGTAACCAAAAATAAGCGAGTACACCACAAACTCAAGGTTTTCATACTTCGGTTTAAAGAAGTTATCAAACATCATAAAGCTGTCCCACATTCCCTGCACCTCTGGCGTGACGATAGGTAGCTGCTTACGGTCTGAACGCAAATAGTCTTCAATCGACTTATGCAACCATGTGCCTAGCTCTTTACCAACAGTAGAGGCGTCTTTGTAGGCACCTTTTGCGGCACCATACCACGGATATTTCTTTTTAAAGCGATATGATGACATCACCGGTTTGTTGTCTTCAGTGCGCTGGTTCTCGTCCATCGCCTTTTTATCATCGTAGAACTCCGGTAAGCTATCGACTAGCTCCGGATGATTATAAAACTGCTCTATTAACGCATCAACGCCTAGACGTGCGCCCCATGGTGTTAAAAAGGGCTTTGGCACGACTGCAAGTGGTGCGGTGATACCATGAGTAGGCCTATAATCACTAAAACTACCATCGGCGAGTTGGTAGGCTACGACGTAGGTGTGGGCTTTTTCGTCAAACACCACATCAACGACTTGTCCGCCAGGAAAGTTAATCTGGGCCATTCATTCTCCTGTTTGTTTTTGTAAGCTAAAAGGGAGTAGCTTTTTATTTCTACTCCCAGTGTATCACAAACCTAGATCAAAAGCAATA